TCAAGCTCCAGTTCTCCTATCTCTGTTGCTGGGTTAACAAATGGAACTGCGTATACCTTTACCGTTGTTGCATCTAATGCAAATGGTTCAGCTGCAGCAAGCGGGGCGTCAAACTCCGCTACTCCTTACATTTATGTTGCACCTTCAGGACCTATTGGAAGCGCTACGCCAGTAGCTAGTGCAAGCGAAAACACAGTAACCTCAAACTCAGGTTCATGGGGAGCTGGAACTACTCCAACGTCTTACCAATATAATTTATACAGGTCCGACGGAACTTATATAGCTACTAGCGGTTCTCAACCTACTTCTGTTACTTCTTGGAGTTTTGGCGCTAGTTATTCAACCTCTTACTATGTAACGGTTACGGCAAGCAATGGCAATGGCAGTGGCACAATGACATCAAACACCGTCACTACTGGCGCTGAGCCTCCAGCAGGAATAGTTCCGGGAATTCCGCGTTCTCTGTATGTAACAGCAAACACCTCTTCTACAGGTGGAACTTATGGTTTTTCTGCTCCAGCAACTGGAACATTTCCAATCACTGTTTATTATCAATTTATTTTGCAATATGCTGGTCCTATTGTTTCTTCTAGCGTTGTATTTAATAACTCTTCAGAAAGTGCTAACTTCTCAACTTCAAGTAATGGCTATTACAGGTTAACTACATACGCTAGCAACCCTTACGGAACTTCTACCTCAAACGAAACCCCGGCATCTAATACGTACACTCCTTTTCAATATACTGCACCTGTTGCGCCGGGAAGTATGTCAGGACTTGTTTCTGGCTATTACAGCGGTGGAGTACTTTATTACAACTGGTCAGCACCAACTGGTACGGCGCCTTTTACTTACTATTACACTTTTGGCGGGGCAACGTTTTCTACAACTAACACCTCAACAACTAACTTTCAAACATCTGGAACAATTACTGTGTATGCGGTAAATAGTGTTGGTCAAGGAGCAAGCGGAAGCGCTTACGCGGAAGCCCCTCCCACAGTAGTTCGTCCAGGAAGTATGTCTGGACGCGTTTCTGGCGCTTACAACTCCGGAGTAATTACTTTTACGTGGACAACTCCTACTGGTACTACTCCCTTTACTTACTATTACAGTACTGGCGGTAACTTTATAAGTACATCAAGCAACTCTGTGTCTTACACTTCATCAGCAGAAACCATCACAGTTTACGCAAATAACTCTGCGGGTTCTGGAGATGCTGGAAGTGCATCTGCGGCAGCTCCTGTAGCTGCTCCATATCGATATTATTGCACTACAAGTGTGCAGTGCGGTGGTGTTGGAAATTGCAGTTACAACGGAGGAAGTACTAACAATCAATCAGGCTCAGGCTCTGGCTACAGCATTTCTTGTTCTTATAACAACACTGAAACCTACCCCTCTTGCCAGTCCACCGCAGGCGCAGGTTGTACAACAAACCTTGGATGTTGTTCAGGTGGAACAATGTACATATGTAATAACTACGATTACTCAGACCCTGCAAGCGCTAACTATGCTGGACATTGTTACAGCGTTGGAGCTTGCGATGCTCCGTACAACTCTTCTGGAAGCCGCGCCGCTTGCTGTCCGGCTGCGTGTTAGGATAAATAAATGAATATTAATTACTCAGACGTAGACTGGACTAGACCAGGAGCAAAAAAACAACGCGTTGATAACGGTACTTTTGCTTCTTGGGTTGCATGCGTCATGGACTCCAAAGTAGTAAGAAACTTAATTATGGACGAGTGGTTTGATGAAGTTTTGTTAAACGCCAAGACATTTGAAGACGCCTCTTCTGCAAATAACCCTTTTTTGGTAAAAATAACTTCAAAAGATAAAAAAATAACAAACTTAGTATGCGACGAAATGTTGTATGCAATTTTATTGTCTGAACCAACTTTAATTAAAATTGATAAAACAAAACATACGCACTATAAATTAATTGATATTGGTTGGTCTTACATTAATGAAGATTTTGTTGTTCCAGGAGAGATAGAATAATGAGTAAATGGGACGAGTACAAAGCTAAACTTGGGGACACGCGCCCTTGGGACATATTAAACCCACACACCGAGTACGTTGACGAAGAAACCTCTGCTGCGCGTATGGAAATCTGTAATGGGTGCCCAAAGTTAATTAAATTAACTAAACAGTGCAAAGAGTGCGGTTGTTTAATGACTATGAAAACAAAGTTAAAACTTGCTGCTTGTCCGTTAGAGAAATGGTAATTTAAAATGGGTCGTTATGGCATTGATTTTTATGGCACAGGTGTACGTTATGGTAACGCCGCACTTGTGCAGTTCAGTGCTGCCCCCTTCTACGCTGTTCCAAAAGGATATGGAGCCATTGACCTGTTTTGGTCTCGACCTACAGGTACTTGGACTAAATTTAGACTAGTAAGAAATAAGTACGGATTTCCAGTTGACCCTGACGACGGAACAGTTCTTTTTGCAAGCACTAACGTAAGCTTTCCAGAAGAGTTTAAAGACTCTAACTTAGAACAGGGAAGAACTTACTACTACTCTATTTTTGTTCTTCCTGCTGCAAGTGCCACACTTGAATGGATTAGAGCCGGAAATGCTTATGGAATATCTGTAAAAGATTTTAATACTTTTGACAGGATGTGGGACTATCTTCCTGCTGTTTACCGCGTTACAAAGTTAACAACTGCAGAGCCTGCTAGCGGAAAAACTATTTATGATTACACAAACAGCAGAGAAAATGAAGACCTTAAAAGTCTTTTGCGTATTTTTGCTTTTGAGTACGATTTGGAAAAAACTCTTGCAACAAACTTAATGTACTCAGGAGACACAACCTACGTTGATGGCCGTTATCTTGCACCAATGATGCAACAGTTTGGTTTAAAATTTGAGCCTGAAATTGGGTTACAACAGTCTAGAGTTCTTTTGAGAAACGCAATAAAAATTTACAAAAATAAAGGCTCATATGACGGGATAATTACTTATCTAAAAGCATACACGGGGTGGGATTTGTCGGTTAATCTTGGTAAAAACTTAATGCTAGACATAAATGACTCTTCGTTTGAGCAAAGTGTAGGTGTTTGGACCTCTAACACTGCGACTTTAGCTCGACAACAGTCTGGAGTAATAACCGCTCCTGGCGGAGTAGGTACTCTAGTTGCTTACAATGGAAACGCTAATTTGCCTGCAAGTTTTCCTAACTTACAAGAATACTTATTAAAAGTAACTACAACATCTGCAGGCGCTGTTACGTTAGATTGTGGCTATTACATTGCACCTCTTTCTGGAAGAACAAACGGCATACCAGTAAAATCTGCAAATATCATAGGAGTGTCTAGAGACGGCACTTATGTAACCTATTACACAACCGGAAACAACTTTGTAAACGGGGATAAAGTAACTATTTCTGGACTTTCTACATCAGCGTTTAACCTATCAAACGCGACAGTTTACTCATCAAATGGTTACGAGTTTAAAATTGCAAGTAACGCTGCAGGTTCTTCTCAAGGAATTACTACCACCCCGCCAACTGCTGGGGTTCCAACATCAATTGGTGTTGCTGGAGGCAATTACACATTTAGTATTTTTGGGGTATCTGCAGCAACTGCAAGAACTGCTATTTTAACTATTAAATGGCATGACTTAGCTGGAAATTATTTATCTACAAGCTCTGCTGGAACAGGGGTTTCTTTACCAGTGGCCGGTATGGCAACTAGTACGGCAGGAAGACCAACAGTAAGCGCTGTTGCCCCAGTTGGCGCTGTATTTGCCACACCTTGCATAAGTATTGCTGCAACAACGCTTGGACAAATTTTTTACTTTGATGCGGCTATGTTTGAAAATGCAAACGCAGCTACCACCTTTGAAGACTCTCGTTTGCTTAAAGTTACATTTAAAGCATCTAGAATTAATGAACTTAAAAACCCTAATTTTGATACAAACACACAGTGGGGAATTACCAACGGTACTTTGACATTGTCTGGTTCAACTTTAGTTGCTCAACCAACAGCTTCTGGAAACGTAGTAGTAAAATCAGAAAACATTACAACTACTCTTCCAAACACAACGTATACGTTTAGCGTTAACACAAAATACTTTAACGACACACCTTCTGTATCAAATACGCTTACAGCGTCTATTGCGTGGTATGACTCAAGTAACAACATAATTGGAACTGAGCAATCTGGGACCCCACTTACTACTGGCAATTTGACAACATTTGTTCGCCCAAGTGTTACTGCTACAAGCCCTTCAAATTCAGCCTATGCAATTGTTAGAATTAAATATCCAACAACAAGTACTTCTTTGCATTTAATTTTAGATGAGGCATTGGTTGAAGCAAGCGCTTACGTCCTTACTTATTTTGACGGAAACACGGGGGTTACCTCTTTAACTAACTTAATTTGGGAAGGAACAATTGGAGCCTCTAGAAGCCATTACTATAAAAATCGCGGGACTATCCAAGGGCGTCTAATAAACGATTTACCTAACCATTTGACGCTAGGAAGCCAGTTTCAACTGCTATTTGCCAAACCGTAGTAGGATAGAAGTATGTTTGAACTTATTGCTGCTGCTTGTTTTTCTGCGTTTTTCTTGGCGGTTATTGACCAGGTAGTAGAGATTAAGATGTTTAAAGCTTTGGCTTCTTTAATATTTTCCGCGGGAGGACTTGCTTTACTTGGTGTGTCCAATATCTCCCTATTTGTTGCATTAACGGTGTCTTCTGCCTTTTTGTCTCTTTTTGTTACAGTTGCCGCTGACCGCTTAACAACCTTTAAACCTGCCACAACTAAGTCAATTAGACCAGAGTAGAACTTCGGGTATAGTCTGCGACTCCACCGTCCTAAGGAGTCCACATGACAGATTACACAGTAGTACTGGCAGGTAGTGGCGCGACGAGCAGAGCAAATGTTGAAGCTCTGATGTCAGACCATTACTACGCAAACGGAGAGCAAGGAACACTGGTTTTATCTTTTAATGCCAAGCCAAGCCAAGGCCAAGTATGGGCAGCGCAGCACGCCAAGCAACAGAAAATTGAGGTTGTTGTATACGCCAATAAAGGCGCTTTCCTTGACAGCATTTCTCACGCAACCTTGGTAGAGACCTCAAGTCCTACTGAAGACTCTATTAGAGAGTTTAAAGACAAGAACACTCAAGTATTTATTTTATGGAGCGACGAAGACCAAGACTGCTCCGAAGCATTGGCTATCTGTAAGAACCATGGCTTGCCTTCTTTTGACCTTTCAGACGGCTTGTCCATAATTACACCAGCCGAGGATATTAAACGCTCTATTGCCCCAGCAATGCCCGCTAGTGAGGCTTCTACAGAAAAGGCACCAGTTGCGGTCAAAGAAGAAGAAGACTACGAAGAACCAGAAGACGAAGAAGTTGAGGAAGTTGAAGATGAAGAAGAAGAGTACGAAGATGCAGTAGATGACATCTACGTTGCTATTGACAGTTTTGTTAATTTAATTGTTGACCGTTTAGCCAAAAAGTTAAACGCGTTAACCGAAGACATGGAACAGAATAAATAATTGATTCCTTTGTCGCCACTTGCTTTAGCCATACTTGTAAAGGCTAACGCTGGACTAAACATATCTGCCGAGTCCGTAATGGG